TGATGATGAAAAAACACGTAAAGAAACTTTTAAACTGTTAGGAAAAAGTACTCTTGCAATATCAAAATGACTTTGTACGAACAGATTGAATGGGTAAAGGACATTAATGATGTTCACCCCAGGTATCCTGAAAAAGGTGTGCAAGCTCTCAAGCATGTCTTTTATAAGGATGGAACTGATCAAAAATATTCTTTTGAAGAATGGAATATTATTGTAGCAGAAGGAGAAAAAAAGTTTGAAGAAAAACAAAAATTAATTAATACATTAAAGAAATTAGGAGGAAATAATGAATAATGTAATTGCACCTGCTTTAATAAAAGCACTACAAAAGAAATATGATGCGGAGTTTGAAGTCGCTTTCGCTGAATGTATTGTTTATGTAGCTAACTCTACAGGTATAGGGGAACACTCTGATATTGTAACTGAGATCGATAAAAAAATACAAACTATGCACGATGCTATGGGTAAAAAAGAAATGATAACTAAATTTTTTGTAGCTAAACCAGCAGAAGAAAAAAAAGATGACAACAAGCCAGCAAATTAGTTACGATATTTATCAGCCCTTTGGTCCTAGTGTGATGAAAGCATCTATTCCACAAGTGGCTATTGATCTTGTTAACAAAGTATCAGAAGATATTTTAAAGGATAAAAAAAGACGTAAAGAATTAGATTGGCACGATAATTTAGCTGGAAATGTTAAATATGAAGTTGCTTTTCCTTTACAAGAAATTCCTAGTATGGAGCAGCTTTTAAGTAAACTTGCAAGTGATTATATAAATAAGACGGTTAAAGAGCAAGTTGATCTAGAAAAAACGGATATGTCATACAGAGCATGGGTTGTTAGTCAATATGCAGGTGATTTTAATCCTCTTCATATCCATGATGCTAATCTTTCTGGTGTCTGTTTCCTCAAGTTGCCTCCCGGCTATGAGGAGGAGTATCGACGTGAGGATCATCATCCAACCGTAGGTTGTTTAGAGTTCCTCGGGTCGATGCCCAATCACTTTGCTAATCATTCATATTTAGTTAAACCACAAATAGGAGACTTATATTTATTTCCCAGTCATTTAGCACACCAGGTATATCCTTTTCGATCTAAAGGAGAGAGAAGATCAATGGCCTTTAATATTCATCTAAAGTCCAGGGACCCCGGAAAACCTGTAGGAAAAGGAGTCGATGTATAATGGCTCGTACAGGTCGTCATGGCTACGGTAAGGGAAGAAGAAAAATTGGAAGTAGCAAGCGTAAGAGACGTTCTGCTCGTTATAAGAATAAGAAAATAAGAAAGAGAAAAAAGAGATGAGTGAAATAGCTATATTAACGTCTTTAGTAGTAATTATTGCTTTACTTGGTTTTATAGCATTTATGATATTTGTTATAGGACATAACCTGGATAAGAAAGACTAAGAAGTATACTCTCTGGTACTAAATAAATCAGGATAATGCTCAAATAAGTAGTTGACTGTATCTCTTACTTTGTACGTGTAAAACGGATCTGCGGCAAACGGAGCAAGTGTTTTAATTAATTCTTCAATATTAACTTCACTTACTAATACTTGTTTCATCCTCAGTTCTCTATATTCCTTAAATCGTGATACGTCTGATAAGATTCGTACATAGTCAGCAGTGCTTTCACACCTTCTTCCATATGTTTTTAGAATGACTTCACTTTTAAGTGATTTAATATGTGGTTCAGTTCTATCTGTTTGAATAATGCCGTAGAAGTTATTAGCTTCTGTTGCAAATCTTGATCGTCCCCAATCTGATTCCAATGCTGCCTGTGCTACACTTATAATAACGACAACACGTTGTTGAGGGGGTATATAGGCATTAATCTCCGCCGTACATTCAGCTATACCAAGGACAAACTCGTCCTGGTTCTTATATTCAAAATCAAATCCCTGAATAAATGAGGAACAAAAAAGAAATAATACAGCACAAAGATCTTTAATCATGCACTACAGGCCACACATTCCTCTTCTAATGTGTCTAATGATGGTGGTTTTTCCGGAAACATATGTTTTTTTGGTTTTTGCAGCTTATTTAATTGCATCTCTAAATTGGCAATTGTATGTAAATTTTCTAGTTGGTGTCTCTCTAGTTGTTGAATAGTCTCTTGGCAATTACAAGTGCCACAGCTGCAGTCAGTCATTATGTCTCCTTTGTTTAATGTGAAAAATATTCCACCTTACACCCTTCTTTCAAATGGGATCAAGTATTATTTTGATGACATTACGCTTACCATCCACTTTTTTATATTGCTTCGCATCAAAAGTTCTGTCGTAAAGTTCGCATAAGCATTTACAAGGTTTTCTTCTAGTGCTCCGTCCAAATGATATTGGTAATGACATAGATGAAAGAGCTCATGGACAAGAAGATTGAGGGATACCTCATTATGCATGTTCATAATACTCTCGTCTAAATTAATTGTTAGAGGAGGTTTAGAATGAAAGGAGCCTTGTTGCTCTGCTATTTCGTATGACGCGTCGTGGCTTAATAGACGTAAATGGACTTTGAATGGTCCTATCTCAACGTATTGTGGTAGTTTTTCTTTCTTCAATTTTATATTCTAATCTTTAATCTTTTTACCAACAGGTCCCTTTGTTTGACCTGTTTTCTGTTTTAATGCCGAAGATACAGCTTTAATATCCCTTATTAAAGTTGCTGGATTGAGAAAATTTTTAACTGTCATTTTTTTCTTAATATCGGAAATTTGTAGCTTTTTAGTTTTATCGTTCATAGGTTTTCCTTTACCAATTCTTTATTATATCATAACATTCCTCTAGGGAAGTCTTTTTTTGCCTGGTCCTGGAGTATTTGGTCTTGTCAGATGTGGCCTGTTTCCTGTACCGCGGATCCTGGAGCTGCTTGGCAACGGGATTTGGTCGTTTTTTATAGATAATTTTAGACATATAGTTGTATAGAAATTATTTTGTTTTTTCTTTTATCATTTTTTTCTTAAAATGAGGTAACTCAGGTAACTTTCGTCTTAACATATTGATTTTATTACATTTTATCGGTTACTTATTGGTTACTTCTTATGTTTTATACAAGTAACTAGAGTAACCACTTTACACTTTTACTACAAGCCTTGCATAAAAAATAATGAAAATATATATAATATAATATATAATATATACAACTATATGCAGAAACGAGAATTAAAAGATGCTATCAAAGAGATGTCTAATAATCTCTCTGAAAGAATAATGGTTATAACCCAGGAGCTGATAACTAAAGATAAGAAAAGTGAAGGGAAATTTTTGAAGAGAGGTCAGTTTAGTTATGACTTTGATTTACCAAGACCACTATTTCATTCTATATTGAAGAAAATGGTAATAGAATTTTCTGTTGAAAATAAAAATGTTGTGGATATTATAAAAAAGATAGAGCAACATCTTAATATTAATGAAGATGTACAAGCTAAATATGATGAACGTAAAGGATGGATTTTAGAAGATGTCGAACGGAAAAGGAATGGGGAACCTGAAAAAGTTAACCCCAAAACAGATTAAATTTGCTTTATTAATAGTTACTAAAGGAGACCGTATGACTGCGGCTGACTGTGCTATTGAAGCAGGATATTCTGAAAAAGCTGCTAATCAAATTGCTTCTAATTTACAAAGCCCAAAAATGTTTCCTCTTGTTGTAGAGGAAATAGATAGACTTAGAAAAGAATGGCAGGAAAAATATAAAGTAAGTTACTCCAGACACATTAAACGACTTGATGATTTATCTAGAGGAGCTGAATCTGCTAGTAATTGGAACGCTGCAGTCGCTGCTGAGAAAGCCAGGGGCCAGGCAGCAGGATTATATATTGATAGAAAAGAGATACTCACAGGATCTATAGATCAGTTATCTAAAGCTGAGGTTGAAGAGAAACTCAAAGAAATTGAGAAGCAATTCAGCATTAACGCTGAGGATGTGACTGTAATTGAAGACAAACCTGACACAACCCCTCCAGAAATTACTATTGACAATACTAAAAAAGCGGAATAGTATGGGATAAGAATTAAAAGGAGCAATAATGAAGAAAGAAGAGATTACAAAATTTTTAAATACAATTTTAAAATGGTCTATTTTATGTGCCATATCTGATGATGCTTCAAAAAAAGATTTTCGGGAGTTAGGTTCAATGGTCATAATGTTTATGATGGCTCATAATATTGAAATTGAAGATAAAGATAAAGTTAATAAGTCAGGAGCAAGAAATGAGAATTAAAGAACAAAAACATTTACCACAATATACAAAACACAGAAAAAACAAAGGTCAGTTTAAAAGAAAGAAAAATCATTGGGCTGATAAAAAATGATCATTCATAATAATTCAGAGAGTGTATATCAAGATAGCATTCGTGTCAGAACATATAAACAGGCTAATGAAATATTTGCCGATAAACCTAAGAATAAATTATATCATTATCATTCAGGTAATCTTGCTAATGACAGGGAGATTAGAAAAGTCAGGGGTAATTCTGATTTAGAGAAAATCAGTACATTATTATATAAAATGGCAGAACTAGGAAAATGTCAACTATTTCAAAAAACAATAGATGGCTTTTGTCATTATTTTTGTAAATATTAATGGTTTTAAGACACCTTGACTTATTTAGTGGCATTGGTGGATTTAGTCTTGGACTTGAAGCTACAGGTGGATTTGAAACAGTGGCATTTTGTGACATTGAAGAATTTCCAAGAAAGGTGCTGCAAAAGCATTGGCCTAGTGTTAAACAATACGAAGATATAAAGGAATTAAATTATGAAAAACTCAAAGCAGATGGACTTCTTCCCATCGACATCATCACAGGAGGATACCCTTGCCAACCTTTCTCCGTCGCAGGTAGAAAAAAAGGTGAAAAAGATCCGAGACATCTCTGGCCAGAGTATTTTAGACTTATCAAAGAGCTCAGGCCAACTTGGGTTATTGGAGAGAATGTTAGTGGACACATTAAACTCGGTCTCGACACCGTACTCGAGAACTTGGAGAGTGAAGGTTACTCCGTCAGGACGTTTAGTATTTCAGCTTCGAGCGTCGGTGCCAATCACCAAAGAGAAAGAATCTGGATTGTGGCAAACTCCAACAGTAATAGGAATAAAGGAGAGGAGTTCCGAAGCATTGGAAAGGAAGATGAAAAAGAGAAAAGAGATAGGCAGATCGACAGTACCACCAGGTTCCCTGATGGAACAGATTCAATTGTCACCAAACAGAAATCAGAGTCCGAAATGGAATATGTGGAGAACACCAGACGCACATTGCGACAGAGGACCTTCATCAAAGGAGAGAATGAAAATGAAATTGAACAAGGGAATGCCAATATCTCTGAACGATCAAGTGAAACATCCCGATCTGATGTGGCCGACACCAAGGGCAAATACAATAGTGAACAAGAAGGAAAGACTAAGTCCAAAGGGAAGATTATCGAAGGACGGGAAACAGAGATTTGGTCTGAATCTACAGGACGCAGTAACACTTTGGCCGACACCGACATCAATGGACTCAAGCGAGGATCCTCTGAAATCAGCAACGAAGCTGATGCAAG